AACTATCAAAATTCACATTTGATGATTATGGACAGGTGGTGAGTGCGTGATTAATTATTTAGATGGCAATGTCGTCATGAATAGCGATCAACTTGGAGCAAAGCTTGCTGACTTCTCCAGACTGCACTTACAGCCTGTACGCAGGATTCATATTACAGTTGAGGTACTGGATAAGAACGATTCTATCATTGACGTTCTTCAAGGGATCTCAACAGGTGGAAATCTAAGTATTGATGCAAAAAGCTTTATACGAAGGACAGGCTCTCTGTCCTTTGTATTATTTGATAAACTGCTTCCAAATAGCAAGAGCCTTTTGTGGATGACGAATAAGATTCGTATTTACGCAGGCATTGATGATTTGAATGCAAAAGATGCAACAGCTACACACTTCTGCTTGGGTACATTCTATATCACCGAGCCGAGTGTGACGGTCAACAAAGACAATCGATCCATCAGCATTAGTCTTCAAGATAGAATGGGTAGATGGGAAGATGAAGAGTTTGAAAATAGGGTTCTGATCCCTGCAGGTATTAAAGTGTCTGAAGGTCTTAAGTCTCTTCTTACTTTAGTGGGCGAAACTGAGTTATCGTTAATCGAGGATACTGGCGACTTGACAGTTCCTTATGATGTTGAGTTTGCTCAAGGGTCAAATGTTTTGGATGCACTGCAGAAGCTAGTTGGTCTTTACATGGACTGGGAATGCTTCTATGATACAGAAGGAAAGTTTGTATTCCGAAAAATGACATTCATCTATGACAGGGAAGTAACGCCAGAGTTTGTTTTTGAAGAACACTCTCCACTTGTTATTGCCTTCAATGAAAACTTTACTTACAAAGCAGTAAAGAACAGAATTGTCGTATTTGGTGCAATGGACAATGTAACTGGAATTGTTCCACGATCACAGGCTGATTTAGCAGAGGATGCAAATTTTGGAGCAAACAATATCGGTATTAAAAAGAAGGTACTCGTTGAGCAGTCGTTGACCACAAAAGAACAGTGTCAAGCTAAAGCTGAATATGAACTATTTAAAGCAAGTAACCTGCAAGAGACTGGAACGATCACATCGATTCCAATTTACTTCTTAGATGCAAACCATGTCATCGAGGTTTACAACAATGCAACAGGTGAGACAGAAAAGTTTGTCATTGATGCAATCACATTTGGTTTACTGCCAAGTGAGTTTGCTCAGATCCAAGTCCATAAGCTTTATTATGATGATATCATCATTGATACTCACGATGAAAAAATTGACTACATTTGTGACCGTATTATAAATAAAGGGTGGCTATCCACTCCAGAAATGCGTATAAGGGATTATTACGGATTGCAGGGCAATGGTACTAAGTTGATCCTAAACTTCGAATACAACGCCATTGGTGGCACGACAGCCTATACTACTGGATACTTTGGAACTACATCTCAAACTCTAACAGTTGACTTAGTGGATTTAGGGAATGCCACGGATGATAATGGTGATAATCATACAAACAAAGGTGATTATTCTGACCGTATCATAGGTCATGAAATGGTGCATGCAGTAATGAATAGCGCCATGGGTATGGCTAAAACATCTGGTCTTCCAGAATGGTTTAAAGAAGGAAGCGCTGAGTTTATACATGGTGCTGATGAGCGATTGAAGATCAGTATTTTAGAAGATGAAGAAATTAACGATGCGATGCTTCAATACGTAATCAATCGTGCAGTTTCATTGTTGAACGGTAATGGTTGGTTAGCTGACAGCAACGAATACAGCGCAAGTTATCTCATCATGAAATACATTGATAAGAAGATCGTTGTCGGAAAAGATATGAAGTCGTTTATGGCTTCCGTTAAAGATTCTCCAAGTGATGGACTAAATGCAGTAAAAGAGGCAATTGTAGCCAATACAGCGTTCGCAACCTTTGATGATTTTATCAATGATTTCAAGGACAACGCTATGAACTACGTGAAGACTCAAGTCACATTAAACCCAATTGGAGATGAGGTAGACACTGGTTCAATCGGTGGTAGCGACCATAGGGGAACAGCTTCATTAACTGCTGAAGATATATTTGATGAATCACAGGCTACTGAAGGCTTGGTGTCAATTGGATTTGAAGTAGAGTTGCCTAGTGGAATATTGCCTTGGAATCCTCCAGATCGTGCAATTGGCGATGCGATTATCGAACAAGACTTTATGGTATATTAATCGGCTGAATTAAACAAAAGTATTGACAAAAACAAAAGATGTGTGGTATGATATATACAAGTGCTAGTAGAGGCATATATTATACCACAACTAAACAAAAGTATTGCAAATAGAAAGGATGGATGACTTTGAATAGAAGTACATTCCCCGAACAGATCGACTCGTTCACGGAACTTTACGATCTGCCTCCTAGTATGGTGTCACAGGCAAAGCGATATCAAGAGTTAAAAATGAAGCCTACTTTAACTTCCACTGAGCAGAGTGAGTTAAATTCTCTTTCTGCCCAGTTGTCTGACTTCATTATCTCTCCAGAGACTTTTAATAAGTTCGCAGATGCAGTAGTATCTCTTGAAACGTTCTTCACAGAACAAGTCATGGACTACGTTGAAGCAAAGCAAACTGAGTGGGCAACATACGTAAACGATTTTCGTGTAATCGGAGATTACGATGAAACACTGGAATACAAGTTTCAAAACATGGTCACATACAATGGAGACTTGTACATTGCAACACAAGACGTAGTAGCAGGAGTAACGCCAGAAGACGATTCTAACTGGTACAAATTATCATCAAAAGGTGATAAAGGTGACATTGGATTGTCGCTTGCTTACAAAGGAAAATATGACAGCACAAAGACTTATGTTCTTGGTGATGCAGTAACATTCCAACAAGATGGAATGCTGTACTACGCAAACACAGCTATTCCTGCAGGAACTGATCCGACATCTACTAGTTGGACGGCATGGGATCGTCACTTAGTAAGTGAAACTCAACCTGCGACACATAATACAGGAACAATCTGGTACAAGATTCTTCCTTAAAGAGTGGTGAATTAGATGGACAAAGCAGTTCAAGACAGTTTGCTACAAGCGATTGATATCATGGTTTCCGAGAGGATAAAGAAGACAAGCTACACGTCTTCTTCCATCGGAAAAGTGATCTCTGTTTCTCTTCCAAACTGTGTCGTTCAATTAGCAGATAACGAGATTTCCTGTACGCTTCCAGAGCATCTTCACGACTGGGTTCAAACGGACGATATCGTGATTGTACAAGATTTATACAATGACAATACAAAGAAGGCTGTTATTGGAAAGGTCGGTTCATCTAGACCTGCTTCATTCGTAATGTTTGACCAAGCAATTGGAAAAAGCGTAAGTGGAGTAGATGCAACAGAAGATCCAGAGACAGGCAATATCAGCAATGACGTTGTATTAGAACTAGAATAGAAGGGAGACGTTAAGCTTTGGCAATTAAAAAAATACAGGCTAATCATGATAATGGGTCGTCTTATGACATTCTCCATTATGAAACACAAGTAGGGCTAGTAAAGGTAATGGATGCAAATGGAAATCCAGTTTCCGACCTAGAAGAAATGCTGTTTGACGGTAAAACGCTAGACGGCGTAGACTTAAATACAGTGACCGCCACAGGTAAATATCGTGTGAGTGGAGGAACTAACTTTCCTGCAGGAGTCATAACAGATTCAAACACTTATTTACTTGAAGTATCAACCGTTGATCTAAATGGAATGATTATGACGAGACAAGAGTTTTACGATCATGTGACTCAAGAAACACACATGCGAAATATTCGAGGAACAACAATCGGTTCTTGGATTATGATTGGTGAATCAATAGCTAATGCTGTTGCTACGATGGGTGATCTTTCAAACCTGTACACAAGCCAGAAGGGAACTCTTGTCGATTCGATCAATGAGTTGTCTGGTGAGATTCAAGTAATTCAAGAACAAGATATCGCTTCTTTGCAAACGCAAGTTACCGATCTTGACACTGAGTTAGAAAATCACAATCATGATACAGTCTATCTGAAATTGAGTGGTGGCGACCTTACAGATACGGTAGCTGTTGCGAATGGTAAATCATTTGCAGGTAAGGATTCTTCTGGTGCTGTAAACCTTAATATCGGTAAAATCAACGCTACGAGTGATGTGGTAATCGGGGATACAACAGCAAAGACAATCCTTCAGACAAAAACCAATAAGCTTTATGTAACTGATGGAACACATACCTATGAAGTTATCCATAAAGGTAATGATGGTGTTGAAAGTGGTCTGGATGCAGACATGATCGATGGTATTCAAGGGGATCAGCTTGCTCGTCAAGATACGATCAACTATTACACACAGGATCAAATCATCGATAATACAAAAAGTTTAGTTATGAAGGGTACAAACGGAAGCCAACAAGCAGGCTCAATCTTGTTTAAAACTGGAGATACAACACCAGTTGAAAAAGCTAAGATTTCCGTAAGTACAGCAGGGGATATAACAATGTCCGCAAACAAATTAGGCGGTCACATATTCAAGTCCAGTGGTGTACTTGAGTCAACTTATGACCATGTAATGAACGCCAAAAACAGACAGGTCGCTCTAAGGTTCAAGCTTGACGATGCTGACGGTGGCGCAGGATTCTACATGAATAACTCGTCTAAGCAAGTTGGTTTCTACGACTGGGAATACGGCGACTTCTTCTTTACGACTGACAGGGATGACCAAATGGTTAAGTTTACTAATTCTATTTTCATTCAAGGACATAAATTATCTATTCAATCAACTGCACCTTCAAGTCCCAAAACTGGTGATGTCTGGATAGATATCTAAGCAAAAGTATTGCAAATGAGGTGAAGTGAGTGGGATTTATTAAGAAATATGACGACTCATCCATGGTGGACGTTCCCATAAAAAAATGGGATAGTTCCGCTTGGGTAGAGCCAGAAGTAAAAAAATGGGATGGCTCTAAGTGGGTTGTCCTCAACCAACAATCATATACGAAAACGTGGAATACAACGTGGACACAAACGTATCGTGAGAGTGGAACAAAGAGAACTGATGACCGTGGAGGAAAGATTTGCCAAGGTCAATACGCATCAGAGCCATGGGGAATTATGAGATCCCTTATCGGATTTGATAACGGAACTACAATTCATGACGAATTAGCAGGCGCTAAGATAACCGATGTGAAGCTTTATCTTAAGAATGAGCATTGGTACTACAACAGTGGTGGAACGGTTGTCCTTGGATATCACAATCATTCAACTGAGCCAGATACGTTCAGTCATTCTAACTACGATCAGAAAAGACAAGCTTACTCTGCTAGAGGTCAAGCACAGTGGATTGATATGCCACTTAGACTTGGCGAGGGAATTCGTGATGGAAATTACAAGGGAGTTAGCGTTTATATTAACTCAACTAGCATGAACTACTACGGCATTTTCTACGGAAATAGTGACGGTAGTTATCAGCCACAGTTAAAAATCACCTACATCAAATAAATAGGAAGAACCGAGTTTCTTCCTATTATATATAACCTCAAGTTAGGAGGGATATAGTGGCTAAGACAAAGATAGCAGATTTCTCGCATCACCAAGGATATGTTGACTGGAGCAAAGCGAAAGACGAATTAGACCTCGCAATTATCAGAGTCCAGTATGGTTCTGGCTTAATAGACAGGAGATACAAGGAATATGTAGCAGGTTGTAAACAATATGGAATTCCATTTGGACATTATGCGTATGCACGATTTGTCAATGTAGCAGATGCAAGGCAGGAAGCAAAGGATTTCTTGGCTAGAGCAGACGACAGCGCCAGTTTCTTGGTCGTTGACGTAGAGGAAATGACGACAAAGAGCAAGTCAGACATCGTACCTGCAACACAGGCTTTTATTGATTATCTTCATGACCATGGTGTTAAAAAGGTCGGTCTTTATACAGGACATTCATTCTACTATTCATATGGAATGAGTAAAGTAGATGCAGACTTTTTATGGATACCTCGTTATCCGTCAAACGATAACGGATTATTTTATTCTTCAGAACCTAAAATGAATTGTGATATATGGCAGTTTTCACAAGCAGGGAAGCTTTCTGGTGTATCTGGTCACATTGACTTAAACATACTTCACGGTAGTAAAAGCCTTTCGTACTTTACGGACAAGGCAACACCTGCACCACCAAAGCCTGCGCCACCACCGCCAAAAGATCCAGATCCACCTCATAAGTTTGATCCACCACCAGACCTAAACGGAAAATCAGATTACATTAAGCTGATGAAAAACTATGCAGGTGTGGCAGGGAAGGCAACAAACATTCCATTTGAAGTGTGTTTGGCTCAGTGGGCATGGGAGTCGTTATGGGGAAGAAGTAATATCGCCCAGAAGACTAACAACTTTGCAGGGATTCGTTATACATCTCATGCGGATTTTAAATATACAAGTAGCAGTGGTTCATGGTCTGGTTACTACACCATTGAAAGCTTTGTAAAAGATTATATTCGTGTAATGAATACTTCTTATTATACGGCTGTAAGGAATGCAGGCAGTATTAAGGCTACGACTGATGCCTTGGCTAAATCTCCGTATTCATCGAATGATCCAAAATATGGAGACAACATTTACGGCATTGTCACATTTAACAAATTCAGTAGTTTATCGCTGTCAAGCATTACGTTAAATAAGCCTGTGCCTCCAACGCCAAAGCCTCCAGTTGTACCAAAGCCAGTACCAAAGCCTGCGCCAAAACCAGTACCAAAACCTGCACCAAAGCCTGTTCCCAAGCCTACACCACCTCCTAAACCACCAGTAGTGGTCACAGTACCAAAGCCTGTTGTGGTCAAGGACGGAGATACGCTAGAGGACATTGCAAAAGAACACGGTACGACATCATCGGCAATTAAAGAGGCAAACGGCATGACTGATTCAAGTTCTCTGCCAGTCGGTAAGACCATCCAAGTTCCTGTCAAAGAGGAATACAAAGAGGTAACTGGTCTTGCAAGTAATATCTATGGTGGGTTGATGGTAATCGGAAATGAAGTAAACATCCATGATAAACCAGACCTTAATTCAAGGATTAAAATGACCACTCAGAGTGGTGACAAGTTTAATGTGTTCGGGATGAAGAACGGACTTTACATGCTCAGTGGTGACTTATTTATTACTGCCAATGAAACGCAAGTAAAGTTTGAGAAGAATCCTAATTACAGAGTAGGAGTCTAAAGCAAAAGTTTTGCGATAGATTCCCTCTATATAAATTAAAAAACAAGGAGATGTTTCATAGTGACTATGACTTATGATGCACGTAACAAGAAAGAGATCGCTCACCTCGGAGATAAAACAAAGCAACTGGCTTATAACTGGTACAACTACTGTATCAAAAATGGAATCGACATTCTTATCACTGAAGGAATGCGTGATCTTGAAACTCAAAAAGCAAACCTAGCAAGGGGTGCTTCTCAAACACTTAGAAGCTATCACTTGGTTGGACAAGCCTTTGACTGGGTTCCAGTCAAAAACGGTAAAGCCGACTGGGGACTTTACAGCAAAGCACCATGGAGCAATGCAGTTGCTTACGGCAAGAAGATCGGATTCGGTTGGGGTGGAGACTGGAAGACTCTAGTTGACAAACCTCACTTTGAGTATAAAGCAATCGGATATGGCAAAGACACTTTCAAGACAAACGGCAATCTTCCAGACAGCGCTACCGTATCTGCGGTACACCATGAAACTAAATCATATCTTGAAGATGGTGACAAGGGTGCTGAAGTTAAAGAACTTCAAGGTCTGTTAAATGATATTGACACAAGTTTTAAACTTGTTGAGGATGGTGACTTCGGTAACGGTACTGAGAAAGCTGTAAAAGCATTCCAAGCGAAGTACAAGCTTGAAGCTGATGGTCTTGCAGGGAAATCGACTATTGCTAAGTTGAAGGCAGTTAAGGCTGAGATCGTAGCAAAAGCAAAAGCAAAAGCAAAAGCTGAAGCAGAAGCAAAGGCTAAAGCAGAAGCAAAAAAGAAAGCTGACGAAGTTAAGATCCCTGCTAATACTCACAAGGTCGTTTCTGGCGATACTCTTTCCGAGATTGCCAAGAAGTACAAAACGACTGTTGCTGAGTTGAAAAAGCTTAACGGCTTGAAAGATGAAGATGTTCTTCAGATTGGACAGCTAATTAAGTGTCCTGCTGTTAAAACTGCGCTTCCTAGTAATGTGTACGGTACTCTTACTGTCCTTGCTACAAAGCTAAACATTCGTGATAGCGCTGATCTTAATTCACCTGTTAAGGACACTGCTGATAAGGGCGACAAGCTAACTGTATACGGCGTTAAAAACGGTCTATACGTTCTTAGTGGAGACTTATATGTAACATCCAATGCCGAGTACGTTAAATTCGTTAAAAATCCAAGCTACAAAAAGTAATGAAACCGAGAGGCTAATTGCCTCTCTTTTTTAAATAAATTAAAGGAGATATATGAACGTGGCAAAAATTGCCGATTTATCACAATATCAAGGAACTATTGATTTTACTAAAGCAAAGACAGAGTTGGATTTAGCAATTATTCGTGTACAATCTGGATCTTCGACAATAGACCGTAAGTATAAAGAATATGTGGCAGGCTGTAAGGCAAATAAAATTCCTTTCGGACACTATGCCTATACTAAATTCGTCAGCGTAAATGATGCTGTAACAGAAGCAAGAGACTTCTTAGCAAGATCAGACAAGGGTGCAGAATTCTTGGTAGTTGACGTGGAACAGATTACGGTTAGAAATCCTGCCGATCTAATTCCTGCAACTCAAGCATTTATAAACTACCTGCATAACAATGGAGTTAAGAAAGTTGGCTTGTATACTGGACATTCTTTCTATTATGAAAATGAAATGAGTGCGGTTAAAGCAGACTTCCTATGGATTCCTCGTTATGCAAAATTTGACACTGGTTTTGTTCACACTGCAAAACCAACTATGCCTTGCGACTTATGGCAGTATACTCAATGCGGTCGATTGGCAGGAGTTACTGGATATGTTGATCTTAGCCAGTTAATGAGTGGAGGGAAAGATTTATCTTACTTCACTGGTAAGTTAATCGTAGAACAAAGTATAGTTGGGTCTGGAAGTACTATATCATGAGATGTGGAGATATCGTTTTCGTTGCAGGAAAAGGATTTATCTCTGATGCAATTCGATTTTTTGACAAAGGCAATTTCAGCCACTGTGGACTAGCAGTTTCTGCCAACGGCATGCTAGAAGCAGAGTACTCACACAGGGTTAACGTTGTTCCATTCAATCCGAGCAATTACATTAGACATGAAGTAATTGATCTAGGACTTACGGAACTGCAGAGAAACCGAGTAAGAGAAGAAGCTTCGAAGCTAATTGGTAAGAAATATGATTTTACTCAGATTGTATGGTATGTGCTAAAAGACCTGTTTAATTTAAAAGGAAACAATCGGTTTAATAATCCAAATAATTTGATCTGCTCAGAACTGGTCTATATTGTATTGGAACAATCTGGGATCTTGAATGATTTGGGAATTGATACCGAAGATATCCGAGGGGTTGACTTGACTCCGAACCAACTCTATGATTTGGTAAAATTTGTTTCCAAAAAATAAGCCTCCAAAAATTTACGAGACGAGACAAATCTGGACTAGCTTTTTAGCTAGTCTTGATTTATAATGTGGGTAATAAATCTATTGCGCAATCGATCATGAAAGGAGGATAAATCTTGAAAACCCAAAACTACATAATTTGTTAAAAATCGGATTGGTCGAACAGAGGATCAATCCGATCATTTTTTAATGCTAGTTAACATAACGAGCATTATCGGAAGCTGTACGGCAGTAAATTACAATGGTTCAAAAAACCAAGAATACTTAAGAATTGAGACGGAAAGTAAAAATTTAACATATAGGAGTTGTGGTAAAAAATGTATGTAAGTAAAATAAGAGCAGTCGATCCTTCACGTCATCACTTTACTACGACAGTTAGCGAAAGTCTACTGAATCAAATTAAGGAGATCGCAGTTGAAGAAGACACTTCCTATAATTTCATTCTTGAAGATGGCATGAAATGGGTTTACGAAACATACTACCTTAAAGGAAGCTTTAGTCCTCCTTCAAAGCCTGCCGATAGGAAGAAGATAAATACAACATTTGACAAGTCCCTTTTCAATAGGATTAAAGCCAGAGGTCAGAAGCTTGGTAAGAAAATATATGCCAATGATCTCATTGAAGAAGGAATGAAATACATAATTGATGAACGTAACAAAAAAAGGGGATAATCATACCCCTTCTTTTATATGTAACACCTATTTGCTTTTAAGTATGCTTAAGGCGACCTTAAATTGTTTAATCATTTCTTCTATCTTGCTTATGTGTTTTGCCAAGTCTCCTTCGACTGTTCTCTGTGGGGCGAGTAAGATTAGTGAATTTCTCATTATCATTAAAAATTCCAACCGTTCCTCCAAGTGTTTAATGGGGTATATTAACTCATATCTGACTGAACCTTCACTATCGTGATCCACTTGCTAAACATCCTCCCCTTGATGCTACCTCTGCTCATCAACTAAACTTAATCATTTATTCGAGATCTTAATCTCTAAATTAAGTAGTTCCTCTTCGTCATCGAGTACGTCAAGTGCTAGTTGAACTCTTTTAATTATTGTTTTTGCATTGTAAAGTCCTTGTAAATTAAATGTAAATGCATTTGTGTTTATATTAACTTGAGAATCATGGTGCTTCTCCGAAGATTCCAATGTCTCTTTAGGAACAACTAATTCATCATACACTGAATCCTGCTCATTTACATCATTAGTTTTATTGGGACTAACGCCACTTTCTGGTATGAGAGTATTTAACTTGGAAATTAAATCTTCGGTTTTTATATTTAATGCTGAATCCGATTCCATATGCTCATTCAAATGCGAATGCATAGCCTCTTGTCGTTTCTTTTTACGATTGATTCGCCCATTGATGCTATAGAGGTATCCAATGTCTGCTCCGTCCCAGTTTCTTGCCAATTCTGCAATGGTTTCGTATTTTTCAAGATAGGCAGATAAAAGTTGCTCCTTCTGTTCTCCAACTAATGCTCTAAATGAAGCATAAGGGATTATCTCGGACTTAAAACGATCCAAGTCTTCGTCAGAAAGGTATTCTGACCCTTGAGGACTAGTACCCTTTGTCTTATCTTTCGGTATATCAAGCTTGTCTAGAATCTTGTAGAATACTGTTCTGGAGATATTCATGCTATCTTGTATCTCACTTGCTTTGTATTCACCTCTCCAAACCATCATTAGCTCTCTCTGTTCGGATTCGCTCTTATCTTTGAATTCTTGGTACGGAATTATAACCTTCATATTAAATACCTTTACCTTTCCGTTTAGTTGCTTTCTCTCTTTTCTAGTCATGTAAAGATAAGGGGTTCTAAGGGCTTGATTAGTTCCACCCTTCCTCGTGGATACACGAGAGAATATGTTGCTACCGATACGCTTCTTCTCACGTATTTCTTGCATGAATAGCTTCTCGATATTCTCCAAATTTAAAACTCCTTAGTGAAATACTAAATAACTTTTAACACCAATGTAATCCAATTATAAAAGAGTACTAATTGAGATGCAAGTAAAAATAGAAAGAATCACCAAATAAAAAAGAGGAGTATAAAGTTAGAAACTTTATACTTTCCTCTTTTGGCAAATATTCAAACCATCATTAAATTGAATTTCCGCTTGAATCCTGCCTTCTTTGGCTTTCTTTAAGATAGCGCACTTCCCTTGATCCTTCTTGCATTCACCGCAATTGTGATCGAGAAACTCATTTAATTGTAAAGAATTTTTAAAGATTCCTGTATACTCAACTGGTCTTAAAACTGCTACGAATCTAGGAGACTTTGAATCATACATGATGCGTTGTGTTCGCACCAAAACGTTCTTGTCGTCAATTGTGATAATGCCAGTTAAGGAGTCACATAGGATCTTATAATAGTTGTTGTTGTCTTGATTGGTACGAGATTGATAAAAAATACAATCTAAGTACCAATGTCCTTCTGCTGTTTGATTTAGATCCCATTTCTGCTTCTTAACCTCTCGCTTGAGATAAGCTTGGAATCGCTTTTTCCAATCCTTGCTTGCCTGTGTCTCGTACATATGTACGAATGCCTTGCCACCTTTGATAATTGCACTTGGTCGTAAATAGTTATTTACAGAAATCGGGAGTTCATCGTAGCTGATTATAAATCTCTCTTTCAATATTAACATCCTCGGTTCTAATGGATTCCATTAAAACCTCCTACCTGCTAAAAGAGACAGCCGAAGCCGTCTCGTGGTCTACTCTTGCTCCATGCGAAGCTTGTACACTTTATTCATAACTGCGACAAGTTCATTGTTTACAGTCATTTGAGATGCGTTTAGGACAAGTAGTCCCTTTGCAATGATGTCTAACTCTTCTTTAGTAAATGTCTGTTCCATAATCTCACCTCTATATGCCATACTTTAGTTTAGATAATTCAAATCGTAGCCCACTACATCATAAAGATTGAACTGAGCCTCGATATCGTCAAAGCTGTGTGAAGCAACGAATCCTGTGATACGAATATCTTGATCGCCTGCGAATTTGTGTCGAAGATCCTCTCCATACGCTTGGTTATAGTAAGCCTTCTTCTCTTCAAAATTCTCCCTTGGATTGATAATGATCTCTTCTTTATTTAGTCCAATGGCGATTTTTACACCAATATATTTATACTCATCATTGATTGCCATTTGGAAACATTCATTTAATGCTGTTAATGTTAACATTGTAGCCCTCCGTGTGTTTGAAGTGTTTTGATATTTCTTGAATCGCATCTCCCCAGTCCATATTGCCGATGCAGAACTGGTAGAATGGATCAAACTTAGTTCCCTTGTATATTGAAGCCTTCCGTTCCATACTGTCCTGTAGGTCATTAAATACCTTGTCTACTTGAGCCTTCTCGTTATCCATGGTTGCCTCCAGATGATTAATAATATATGGATTTTATTAAATTAATGGGCATGGTGAATCTGTGATTACATCCACGTAGTCGTCTTTGAATTTTTCCATGATAAGTCGTCCGACAAGTTCTCTCTTTAAGATTTTAGTAGTAGAGTAACTCTTTGCTTCCCTGTACGACATTTCGAAATAATCAAGTAACCATCTTTCAGCAAGGAAGTTGCATTGAATTAACTCAATTTCCTCCTCGTCTTCATCTTCGGAATCTGGCTTTAATTCTATTGCCTCCATCAAGTCCTTGGGTTCTTCAGATGTCTCTTCTGGGACAGTGTTACCTTCTTCTATTTCCTTGAGAATAAATCCACCATTTTCACTTGGTACAATTTCAACGTTACCTTCGATTTCCATTCCATTAAATTTAAACAATGTAATTCCTCCTATTTTGTAATTTTTGCAGTGTATGGATTGATGCCTAGCGCTTTACATGAAGCCAAACAGATAGCCAATGGAGCAGTCTTTGCAACCACAGTGTACATTTCATATCCTCGAAAGACGTTGCAGAAATAACCTTTGTCTTTAATACTGTCGCTATCTGATACTCCACAATTTCGGATAAGGACTTCAAAGCCTTCACTCATCATCTTCTCTACTACAAACCATGCATGCTTCATATTCCCAGATGGATCTAACCACTTGGAATCTTCAAGACCTAAAATTTCAGTTGCTACAATGTGATTAATACTATCGTACATAATACACTCTCCCTTTGCAATACTTTTGTTTTAAAATAAGTCTTTCCATTTTGGATCTTTTAAATAGCTTGATGGCTGTCTTTCGATTGGTCTTGCTACCAAGGCATTGAACTCTTCGTCTTGTACCATATTGATTACAAAGTGCGCCCTATTCCCTCTTGCCATATCTCCTGCTCTTAGGAATCTAATGTAAAACTCATCTGTGTGGATCTCTTGCTGATGAGGTCTATTTAAAGACTTGATTACCCTGTCCCTTAACATGAAGTGAAATAGCTTGAAGTAACGTTCAGATTCATATCTGTTCTGCGCAAATATGATAATATTAACTCGTTCCTTTGGTAACGCAGGCTTTACTGCTTTCTTCTTAAATAGCTTTTGGATTAATTTTTTCATAATGTATATGTCATTCCAATCAATGGTTGTCTTAGTAAAAGTTCTTCACGAACTGCCTCCATTAATGTGTAATGATTGGCTTTTTCGATTAATGTTGCTCTCTTATATGTGTTTAAAAATTCAATTAGTTCAACTGTTGTCCAGTCTTTAACGATATTCATAATCGTTCTCCTTTCGGTTTGTGTCCCACCTCACTCTCGTATTTATTGCAATACTTTTGTTTAAGGTGAGGGATTAAATGAGTTCCTACCCTCACCTATTACTATACCATCATTTCGTTACTTTGTCAAGAAACTTTCCAATTTTGCCAATGAATCCCTTGCGTGTAATCAAGCTGACAAGCTGTTTAACAAGCTTTTGGCTACCGAATAACATGGGGATAGTCATCTTAATTGCATCAAAGTCTAACTGGCTACCAGATGCTTTCGGATGCCCACCACCGCCAAAGTGACCTGCTACATCTTTACCAAGATCGATATCTTTAACTGTTCGATAAGAAACCTTCTTATTGCCCATATCGATGATGACAATGAAATCAAGTTCTGGGTGACGATCAGACAATTCGTTTCCTAATTCGCTGATATACTGCTCTGCAAACACGAATCCTGCATTCTTGCCAACCAATCGTCCAGAGAACATTTGCTTGTCTTTGCGGTTGATATAAGCTACCTTCTTGTCGTAATCAACATTTAGTACAGCCATGTCTGCAGAATCAAACATTCCAATCCAAGATCCTTGGCTTACGATGCCATGAGTGAGTTTACGAAGACGTGTAATGAAGTTTCTTTCAAATTTCTTCTGTCCTAGAAGCCAGAATAAGTCATTTAATGAAGATGCTTCGGTATCATCATACAACTCTTTCCATTCCCAAGAATCATAACGGCGAATCTTTTCAACGAATACAGCTAGTGGATCGCTCCAGATTTCACGCTTGAAGAATCCAAGTGATAAGAGATAATCATACAGCATGTTTGTTCCACTGTTTTTACCGTAGCGACCTTGTGGTGCAACTAGCGCCCAATGATGTTCATTAAGATGGATTGCTGTAGCATGATGATCGAGAAGCTTGAATTCAACGCTCGTTCCCTTTTCGTACAAACCTTGAATCAACTCTTCGACCTCTTTATTTACTGAAATGTCCGTGATAAAGACTTGGTCGAACACCAGATATCCTTCATTTGTAATGAAGTCTTTTACTCTCTCGTCAATATTGTGGTATCCACAGTATGTTACATCAATATGATTGAAAGCCATCTTTCCAACGATACCGCATCCCACTCCATCAAGATCGTTATGTGAGAAGATTTTCACCTTTGAATGTTCGTGTAAGTTTGTCATGTTATCCTCCTATAGTTGCAATACATTTGCTTTACTCATTTAGTTTAAATCATTACTTTTGTTATGTCAATACTTTTGTTTAGATGACTTCACGATCTTTGATCGCACTTCTCATGCGTGACTGGCGTTCTCTACGAGCCTCTTGAACCTCTTCTGATGGAAGATACAAGCCATCCTCTTGCAGAACACGTCTAGCCCTTGTAATAGACTCAGATGGAGTGCCTTTCCTTAAGAACTCGCCTCCAAAGTTATTGAAGTCTACTTTATCGATATACTTCCAGTACAATAATTGCAAGAACTTATCATCGCTTCGTGCTTTCTCTGATCTCGCTAATAGTGCCATCACATTTTGTTTTACTGTTCTTTTCTTATTTTTCATCATAATTCCTCCTAAGTTTTATGTAGTAAATTGGGGAGAAGGTAGTCTCCCCTGCTATTTAGATAAGACCACGCTTGGTTAAGATTCCACGGACACCGTTTTGACCTACTCCAGAGAAGCGATCCAATTCTGTTCCATCTTCATCAACAAGGATTAGTGTCGGAGTCTTCATGATTCCGAACTCCCCTGCTAGTTCCATTGCCTTGTCTGCATCGTCTGGATTGAGAAGATTGCCGTCTTTGTCAACGATAGTTCCTTCTGAGATATTGATTGTTTCATCCATCTCTACGTGAAGTTCATTCTTAAGGAAGTTGCCTAGCATTTTGCAAGGTGTGCAGTTTGTTTGTTCGAATTTGATTAGTTTCATAATTGAGTTTGTCCCTTCTGAATTTGAGGTAATTGCAATACTTTTGGTTTAGACTAAAGGTTGAAGATTTGGGAATACGAAATCATCATCTGTTAAGCTACGGTGTTTTGCCTTTTGGTAGCTTGACCCTTTAGTTGAGAAAAAGTCATGTGTCTTAGTTTCAGTGCTTAGTCCATTTTGTACAATTGGATTGATCTTCCTGTCTTCAAAACGTGGCTCTAGACCAAGGTTCATCATTGCTTTATTGGCATTGTAATATAAGAAATTTTTCACTTCATGGTCAAGACCAAGTTCAGCATAAATCTCTTCTGTGTACTTAAATTCGTTATCCATCAGTTCATCCATAAGTGCAGTTGTTTCATAGTTAACTTGCTCCTGCTCTTCTGGTGTTAACTCTTGATATAGTTCTTGAGCCAACAAACCAACATATACGCCATGTATGGATTCATCAATGATGATCTTGTTTATGATCTCGCCACTGGCTACCATTTTCCCTTGCCCTGCCAAGTATAGAGGCAAGAAGAATCCACTGTAGAACAAGAATGATTCAAGGAATACAGATGCCATCATTGCCAAGTAGAGACTCTTTTTGTCAGTGATGTTTTCGTAGTAGTAAGTGACCTGTTCAGCTTTAAACTGCAGATGCTGATTCTCTTCAACCCAGTCAAACACCTCATCAATTTCCACTTCTGTCAGCAAGGTAGTGAAGATCGTGCTGTAAGATTTGGCGTGGATATTCTCCATCATACCCATGAATGACAATACTGCTTTGCGCTGTAATTCATCAACATGTTCAGCAATCTTAGGCATACCGATTGTTCCCTGCTTTGTGTCAAGAAGTGTTAAACCTGCAAGTACTTTCTTGTATGCTTCTTTTGTGGCAGGATCTAATCTCTCCCATACATTTCTATCTTTACTTGGTACGAATTCAGTGTCTACCCACATTTGAGCAATGTTCTGATCCCAGAAAGCCAATGTAAAGCTATCTACTAACCGATTCCAGTTAACTGCTTTATGAACTCTCAGCTTACCCATTTTTGAGATCTCTTTTTTAATTTCTTCTACTGTTTGTTCAGTAATCATGCTCTAGAAAACCTCCACTTCTTGTGAGTCTTTTGCTTCCCTTCAAGTACATTTTCAACAGCTTCCATGTCTAATCCATGTTCAGCTACAAATGCTTCAAGGTCAGTTACTTCGATATCCTCACCTTCTGGAGAATGAGCAATGATTTTAGGCTCTGCAGGCGCTTGTACAACTTCAATTGCAGGATTAACAGTGATAGCCTTAATCATGAAATCCTCTGGTGATACAGTAGATACTACTTCAACTGGTGCAGTTAATACCTCTGGCTTTACTAATGGCTTTACTTCAAGTGGAGTCGAGTCAACTTCTAATAGAGATGCATCTTCGAAATCCAATGACTTAATTAGATCGTTGCTAAATACAGCCTCGTTACCTGTTTGATAAAACTTAACTCTGCAATACGGCACGTTTACGCCTTCTGCATTTTGTAAATGAAATCTTCCTATTACGTCAAAGGTTTGACCTTTTTTATTGATTTTCAATGATATTCCTCCAGTGCAATACTTTTGTTTTAGAGGTCAATAATCATTCGGATTACCGACCTCTTTATATTAACATACTTGATTTACGTTTGCAATACTTTTGTTCTAAATTATACTGTACAAGACAGGCATTCGTCTTGAGAAGATAAGCGTGTTCTAGTGTAGTACAATGTTTTCAGATTGCGCTTGTGAGCGTAAATGTACATACGAGCCAAGTCACCGTCTGTAATTTTGTCTCCATCCACGAATAGAGTTGTTGAAATAGATTGGTCAACATGCTCTTGGATTACAGACATCAAGTCGATTAGTTTAAACATATCCATGTCGTATGCTTCTTTAAAGAAGAAGAAGTTCTTTTCATTCATCATTGGCATTGGATAGTGAGTTGTGCTATCTCCGTAGGTTCTAGTCTCGATCTTTTCAGTTATTGGCATAACCGAAGGAGTAGAATTTTGCACGTAACTGATGCTTCCTGTCGGAGCAATCGCATTCAGATATGCCGAGAAGATACCATACTTCATGATTGATTCATTAAGAATAGCCCAGTCTTCTTGAGTAGGAATATAGATCCCTTCAAAAAGCTTTTGTACTTTTGGTAGTTTAGGAGCATAGCTTCTTTCTATATACTTGGTTAAAGCAGTTCCTTTTGCATACTCGGACTTCTCAAAGAATTTGAATGCCCCACGCTTCATAGCGATCTCATTGCTTCGTTTCAGAGAGTAGTAGCGCATTGTCATAAAGAATGTATTAGCGAAGTCCAATGCCTCTTTGCTTTCATACGATATTTTATTGCTTGCAAGGTATCCATGAAGATTCATTACACCAAGACCGATGGAATGGAAAGCTTCGTTACCGTTTCTTACTGTCGGTACTTCATCAATAGAAGTCTTTAGTGTAACGGTTGTTAAAGCATCAATGGCTACTGTTACAGCCTCTTCAAACTCTTTGCTGTTCATTACGCTTGCAATGTTCAGTGACCCAAGGTTACAAGAGATATCGTGTCCGAAATCATTTGTTCCTTTGTGGCTCTCGATAGTTGACGGAGTAGATATTTGCAAAATTTCAACACACAAGTTGGACATCTTGATATCGCCAACATCTTTAAGAATGTGGACTTTGTTTGCTACATCACGGTTTAAGATGTAAGGATATCCAGATTCGATTTGAGTACGTCCGATTTCCTCTAAGAATTCACGAGCGCTACCCATTGATTTCTTGCGAACATTAGGGTTATTGATAAGGGTTTCATACCATTCAGTCATGTTCATGTCGTCTAAGTGAATGCCATATTCTTTGTAAACTGAGTGCGGATAGAATGAGAACCAGTTCTCGCCCATTTCAGCAAGTTCATATAGTTTGCTTGGTACGATCAAACCAAGTGATAATGTTTTGAGTCGTTCTTTTTCATCGGCATTGATTTTCTTGGTAGCTAACATAGCTTTTGAGTCTGAGTGGAATGCATTGATGTATACAGCCCCTGCTCCCTCACGTTGTCCAAGCTGATTGAATTTGGCTAGAATGTTTTCAATGATCTTGGCAATACCAACAATTGAAGTTGATGCGCCTTCGATATCTCTTATACTATCATCTGCACCACGAAGTTTTGATAAGTTAACGGCAACACCCCCACCAGATCGTGATAGCTGTGCAACAGCTTCATTAACATAGAAGATACCCTCTGTGCTATCTGGCATTTCTAATAGGAAACAAGACACTAAGCGACCTGCTCTGGAACGTCCTGCGTTCAAGAATGTTGGTGTTGCAGGCTGATAGTTCTGCTTGATAAGCTGTCTGGCAATACGCTTTGCCAATCCAAAGTCGCCATCAGCTAGGTACAAGGCATTGACAACCAATCGATCCTCATAGCGCTCTAAGTAACGCTTATTATCATTGGTCTTTAGAGCATAGTTGTTGTAGAATTTAAAAGCAGACATAAAAGATTTGAAACGGAATTTCTCGTCATAAACCATCTTAAATAGTTCTTTTACTTGACGGAATTTGTATTTGTCAAATGTCTCTTTGTCGTAATAGTCGTTCTCAAACATGTAGTCCATCTTCTCTTCAATATCATGAAAGAAAACTGTGTTCTGGTTTACGTGTTCGATAAAATAAGAGCGAACAGCCTCTTTGTCTTTGTGAAATTGAAACTGTCCATTTTCACCTTTAATTTTTACTTCATTGTTTAACTCAATCCAACGTGACAAGTTTATATCATCCTCTCTGTAATTCCTTAATCTTGTTTGCCACGATCTCTACATCAGAGTCAAAACCCATCTTCTCAAACGTGTGAAGCAATGGAACGTTGAACTGCTTTGATATATCAATCGAGGCTTTGCAAAAGCGATGTGCGCCCCAATTGCGCTCTCCGCTTCCTGCTACAGCGATAATGTGATCGCCATTCTTCTGCATGAAAGCTTGTACCTCTTTTGGAATGTCTCCAGATCCAAATGTGTATGTGATTAAAACGAATGGCTCGTAAATCACTGTGTCTTTTCTGACATGGACGAACTCGCAATCGGACACTTGCTCTCGCAATCTGCCTACGAAGTTCTTTACTTTACCTGTCAAACTTGCATACGCAATAATCATCCTCTTTACCTCTTTTGCAATACTTTTGTTTTAGGTGGTATATTTAAAATATGCCTCATAACTAATATTATACCACCTTTCAAACCATCTTGCAATACTTTTGCTTAAGGTTAATTTTTAATCAAGCAACATCAGCTAATTCAAGTGCTTTCAGATAGTCAGCCAGATATGTGCGCTTGTTCGATACGTCATCCTTCTGAATGGCTTTAGTTAGTGTTTTCTTGCTTCCAATGACCACGCAATGCTCTCTGGTACGAGTGATCGCCGTATAAATAATTTGTCGGCTGTTCAATAGATAGTGGAATGGAAAAGCAATAATCACGATCTTGCTTGATGAACCTTGGCTCTTATGAACCGTAATACAATAAGCCAGTTCAATGGAGTTGTAGTTGTTCTCGTAAATCTTAACCACGCCAATCCCCTCAAAGTCAATCAGCATGTACTTTCCATCATCGTCACTGCCGAATGATTCAAGAATACCAACATTGCCGTTAAATACAGGACAGATATTGCCGTATTCATCCACAGAATCGTAGTTGTTTCGGACATTGATTACCTTGTCTCTCTCACGCAAAACGTAGTCAGTACCCTTCTCTTTGTTTCCAATCTCAACCTGTTCTTGACCATCTTGAAGTGGATTATAGACTTTCTGGCAGGCACGATTGATTGAAAGACACGAGTTAGCACCATTGGTACGAACCTGTGTAAGAATCTGAATGTCCTTGATGTCCTCTAGCTTCATGTATTTATAGAATTCCTTCATAACATGTACAAAGATTTCATCATCGTTCTCGACCAGTTCATACTCAAGATCCTGTAGTTCTCCGTGGATCACACGACCCTTGGTTTCCTTGACTACCTGCAGACCTTGACGGATTGCAATAGAGTCAGTTACGACAGCAGACTTTTGAGCCTGTCGGTGAATTTGAGTTAAGGTCATTGTAGGAATCAATCCAGATTCGATCATAGGCATCATGACTGGAATACCAATTGATTCTAGCTGTTGACTGTCGCCAAGCATAATTAGTTTTGCTCCACTTCGGATTGCCAGAAGTAAGTGAGCGAATAGACGTGCATCGACCATTGAGATTTCATCGACAATGATAATATCGTATGGAAGAGGATTCTTGGCATCGTAGGTAAACTTGTTCTCAAGTGGATTGAAACCAAGTAAACGGTGAATTGTGCTTCCATCTTTACCTGTAACCAATGTTAAGTTATTCGAAGCCTTACCAGACAGCGCACACTGAGCATATAGATAGCCCTTCTCTTCAAGTACATCTGCTACAGCTTTAAGAGTGGTGGTTTTACCAGTACCGCCGTAACCTTGAAGCATTGAAACATTTTCATCAAGCATCATCTGCATTGCTGTTCTCTGCTCATAGGTAAATTCCCAACCCTGCTTCTCTTCTAGTAACTTTACAAAATCTTCCCAACCATCGTAATCAAACTTGTTCTCAGCCTTCAATAATCGATGAAGTTGATTTGCTACGAGTGATTCAAGGCGCTCAAATGCAATTAATGATATACGGCTCTTGTCTTCGGTTAAATAGAACGTCTCAGTGTCCTCTAGAAGCATCTTGCCGACTAAAACCATGTCTGCCGTAGGAATATATTCTAGTGTTGCATGCAGAATGTCGGTTGGAGTTGACCATGTGTGACCCTTTCCTGCTTCCTCTGTTAAAGCATGGATAAGGAATGATCGAATTCGCATTGGTGCGTTTGCCGTTCCACCAGTCTTAAAGAAGATTTCATCACACTTCTTAAATCCGTATCCGTCAATTCTCATGAGTTCATATGGATTCTCTTTTACCTTTTGTACAGCCAGTTCTGGACTGCCATAGAAGGTGACGATCTTACGAATGGTCTTAGGTGTTAAATCATATTCACCCAACTCCATATAAGCGAACGTGTAGTCCTTTTGTGATTCATAGTGGTTAATGATTCGCTCTGCTGTTCTGTAGCCGATCCCATTGGCTTCTGTAAGCTTTTCAATGTCCTTGGCTTCAATAATCTCCATTGGATTATCAAAAGCTTCGTACAGCGACTTGACTTGCTTATCGGTCATAATGATCTTGAGGAAGTTCTTGACCGATTTTTCATCGCTTGTATCCAGATTAACATCCTGTCTCATGAAGATGTTCTCGTAGCTTAATCCGAATGTCGGATGACGATCACCTGCCTCAATAGAGAAATAATATTCTGCTTTCATGTCGAGTGGCGGTAATTCACCCTTTATTGTAAATGTGCCGTACTGTGGGTTTACTTCCAGTTCTCCCTCTTCTACGTTGATCGGCTCAAAACTGGCTATAGTAAATCCACCCTTAGTTGACCAGACACCCTTTGGAAACAAGATGCGCTTTAATCTTGCTGTTCCTTTTACTATTTTACTCAATACGCTTCCTCCTTCTTTGCAATACTTTTGCTTTACTGTTTATCGTTAATGCCTTTGATTGTTTTACCCTGTAGATTAAGGACAGTCACAACAGCGATTGCCATTGATTCATCAATATCACTCATTGGTTCTTGTTTTAGCAATTGATAGTAATCTACAATTTGCTCATCTACTGTCTTAACCACTTTATAATCGCTCAAATAGGTGATACGGATCATTTCGTCCACCGTGAATTTTAGCATTGGCTTGGTATAAATTCCTTTATGATCCTTATCCTTAAGCAGAATGAACTCTTTGATGAACTGTTCTTTCGCCATACCTTCTGAATTTTCAAGTCCATCATTCAAATCAATATAAGTTTGCAGGTGTCTGTTGATGAGGTCTAACTCCATCTGCAATACCTCTACTCTTGTATCATTTTTATCTACATTATTTTGTGATTGAAACCATCTTAAAGTCATAATATTACCTCCATTTGTTTAAGTACTTTCTCATTCTAGCAACTACCTTGTTAATTGTCAATACTTTTGTTTAAGTAAAGAGTCGAAATGAAAATAGCTTTCACTTCGACAACCTTCTTATTCGATCTACATTTATCTGCGGTACGATCTCAGCGTACTGTTTGGGGATGATGTACTGATTTGTGCCACCAATATCACGTAGCTTTAGATTTCTTGTCAACTTCTTACAGAAGTAATCAAAGTCATCCATTGCATAAACCTCAAAGTACACGTTGTCTGACTTGATAATCATGACCCCACTCCTAATTCCAATAGTAAAGATGACTCCAAGGTAGCTTTTCACTTCTGACGATTGGATAGCATTTAGGACAGTACTTTCTAATAAGGTGAGGCTTACCCTTTTCGTGAAGAGTCATCATCTTGTTGTCTGGAAACGAGTCCAAACAGTATGTACAAATCGACTTCTTTTCGCCTGCCTCCACGACCATCTCTCCTAATTAGTAAAATGCGTCTTTTATTAGTTACTTGACACCAGAGACACCTTCTTCATCCGAGTGCTTAGATCATATTCTTTCTTCATGAAACTACGAGCGCTCTGGTATGTTGGAAACCAAAGGTGATTGTTAACCCAGTATCCATTTGAATTATAATAAACATTGAAGTAACCATCTAGCGATTCATCAATTCTAAATTCCCACCCGTCTTCTTCTGCTTCCCAACGATTAACTACATTGACTAGGTTAGCATTACTCATTTTTATAACTCATTATTTGTTTCTATAGGGTTTAATTCATATTCGTCAATCTCCTGCTTGGTCAATGGGCGATCATATGCTACAGCGCCATGCCTGCCCAAAGATGAGTCTGTTTCAACAAAGCCTTTCGGCTGACATCCCAAGCTGAAACCTCTAAGTCTGTATTCGTACCAGTATCGTTTATTTGATAAATCCGAGTTCACGTAAATGACCCTCCTTGATTTTGATTCGTCTTAGCGTATCTGCTTGGTGATCGAAGTTAAGAGCATATTCGATAGCGATCTTCCTACCACCTTTTGCATCCTTATTTCGCTTGCCATGGTTGATAATAGCCTTCAACAGCTTTTCAAGATGTTCTGGTTTGAAAGTAAGGAGAACAGGAAATCTTGGGATATTGTAAAAACCATACTTTTCAACCAACTCATAATTATTAAGCTGTTCGCTTGGTGCAACGGCTTCTATGTCCACCAGACTTGAAAGCAACCAATGCTCTGCTTCAAACTGCCTGTTGATGTAATATAGGATATGGGGATACTTGTCGAACATCACTTTAACAAATTCCCTTACTTCTGGAATGGCAAACAGTTCGTCTGGTATATCGTCATATCCTCCACAAGTGATGACGACACTTTGGCGCACACCCTTACCTACTGCCATTGCTGTATTCATTGTTTTGTCGATGCCTCTGAGATCCTTATTTACGATCTCTTCCTTGGATAAGTGGTAAAACATCATAGGCTTTTCGCCTTTTGCTAATGTTTCCTTGATTTCTTTGACAGTTGGATTTACGAAATCAGCCATTTTATTTCTCCTTCGTTTACGTGATACTTATATAGTATTACAGTAATTTCGATCTGTCAACATATCCTTTTTCATTTTTACATATTTATGTTATAATCTGACTATAATAAAAGAAGCACTGATACTGGTAATATCAGCGCTCCTAATGTCACTTCCACAGAATGTGGTGGCTTGGCATGATAAGTATATAGGTGTAAACGAAATAACCCACTACCTACTGTCCAAGGCAGGGTGGGTTATTTTCGTTTATGGTCAATAATCATTAAGATTAAGGTAGCAAAAGCTATCATAACAGCTAGATCATCGGTTGTTACAACTGTTGCTATAACCATAAAAGCACCTCCCTTCTATCGGGAGATGCCACCACACCCTGCTTTCGTGACTAGAATATTATACCATAATCACAGGGAGTCTACTACGATTTTTCCCCAATTCTCTAGTCGATCATATGTGCTTTTCTCTTTTAGTTGCTCAAGAGTACACCATTTACCTGCAAGCTGTTCAGTTTCACGTACAGTCACTTCTCCATCTTCTTCAAGTTCAAGGAAGCCGAGGATGCCAATATGAACCTTATTTACATCGTCAGAATCATCATTGATTAATCCGATAACTTTGATATCGTATTTGCCAGTGATTTCAAGTTCTTCTTCTAGTTCACGCTCAAGATTCTCTTTGAGAACGATGCTGAATGCGTACCAGTCATGCTCAAGAGGATTCATATGACCTCCTGCGCCCATCGCAATTTTACCGTGCAGTCGAGACTCTCCACCGCCTTGAAGTCGTTGAGTTGCATAGAATTGATCGCCACGTTTGATTACGATGTATGGAATAGGTTGTACATAATCAAGATTCATTTCGGCATTCTTTGATTTAGGAACATTCACTTCCTCTTTACTGCCACGGCGCATAGGCTGTTGGTACATGTCGATGTGATACATGATCTCGTCAACAAGAGCCTTGTCTGTTGTAGAACCTTGGAAAGTTAATGTCTCGTCTTTAAATAGCTTCTTTCTTGGTACAACAATAATAACTTCATCTTCTTTTTTCATATCTATATAAGCCTCCGATTAATAATCTTTAGATTTGATGTGTTTTAGTTCGTCCAGTACTTCATCCCACTCGTAGAAACCAACTCCATCAGTGAGGTCAAGACATACGCCATACACATACTGGTTAATGCCAAGAGAACGTCTGTCGCC